GCCAGCCCTGCGGAATCCACTTCACGGCGAGATACTGGCGGCGTTGAGCCGGATTGCCACGGGCATAGCCGGGCAGTGCTAGTGCCCCTTCGAGCACGGCCTGTTCGATGAACGCCTGCCAGATCGGCCGGCACAGTTGATGGACGATTACGCCATGCTGGAGCGCTTCGCAGCGGCGACGGAACTCGAGGAGTCCGGCCCGGATCGAGGAGTAATTGACCTGGGTGAGATCCCCGGTCAGTTGCTCGTAGGTCACCCCCATGGCGGCAGCGACGGCCCGGAACTGCATGCGCAGGAACTCGGCATAGCTCGCGCCGACATCGGCCGGCTGCGAGAACTTCACGTCCTCGCCCGGTTCGAGGATCTGCAGCGTGCCCGGCTCGAGACCGGTGAGTGCGACGCCATTGGCATCCGCCACCCCTTCACCCATCAGGTTGTCTTCAGGGGCCAGGCGGGTGATGAAACCGGCAAACATCGCGGCGGTTTTTTTGCGCACCAGTTCGGCATCGTCGTACTGATCGAGTTCGTTGAGCTTGACCAGGGCACGCGCCAGCCATGGTTCGCCCCGGATCTGACCGGGACGCAGCGGACGGAACAGGTGCAGGATTTCGGCGGCATCGACTCGGGCCGTTTCGATGCCTCCATTGCTCGACATCGGTGCCAGTGCACCATCCTCGGGATGGGTGCGATACAGGTGGTAAGCCACACGCCGACCGAGCCGGTCGAACTCGATACCTGCGCGGATCACGTTGCCGTTCTCGGCCGTGGTGTTCAATGTGACCGGCAGATGCTCGGGCTCGAGCACCTGCAGTTGCAGCGCCACCGCCAGCCCATCCTCCGGCCGGCGGTAGCGGATCCGCACCAGCGCTTCGCCGCCTTCGAGCATGGCGCGACAGGCCAGCGCCTGCAGCCCATAGAAATCGGTCAGTCCCGCCGCATCGGCATCCAGCGTCCAGTCTCGCCATAGGGTCTGGATGCGCTCTCGCAGGGGAGCATCCGTGACCAGCGACTGCGGCTTGATGCCGGTGCCGATGGCATTGGCCACATAGGATTCCAGGGCGGCATTTGCCCAGGCATTGCGCCGCACCAGATCGCGGCTCTTGGTGCGCAACTCCGTCTGGGTCGCCATCAGCGCCGCCACGGCACCGGGGTTGCTCGGTAGCCAGGCAAAGGAACGGCGACCGCCACCGGCAGCCTCGTGCAGCGGGGTGCCACCGAAAAGGCGGTGGCCAATTCTGGCTGACATTCGTTTCAACCAGGCCATTTCAGAACCCCTTGGAGGTGGTGACACGCAGTTGCCGTGGCGCTTTGGGCCACAGGCCGCTGGCGACCGCCTGATCGTGCAGGTCGCGCTTGACCGCGTCGATGGCCGCGCGCAATTCCTCGACGCTGCGGTACTCGACCGTTTTATCGCCGAACGTGACACGCTTTTCTCCCTTGGCGAGCGCGGCTTCCAGGGCAAGGAGGTGTTCCTGACCGTGGGCCATCAGCGATACACCACGAGATTCATCTCGGTCGTGTCGGACAGCGAGGTATTGCCGGTGGCACAAATCACTTCGACGTAGTCGACTGTTTTTGCATCCGAGGTCGAGCGGGCCAGCGCCGTGCGCGCGGTGCCGGTGTTGGCCGAACTGCGGGCAAACGCCAGCCAGCAGTAGTTGGCATCGGCAAACGGCGTGGCAAAGCTGATCCGGTAGCGCCCGGCGGCCAGGCGTGTCACGCCGGCGACGTTGTGGGACGCGCCGATCTGGATGGAACCGCCGATATAGCCGAAACTGACCCAGGCCCGGGCGATCCCCGGATGCTCGGGGCGCACCAGGGCCTTGATTTCGGTCGCCAGCCGGCTGGCCAGCGCACTGATCTGAGTGGCCAGACTCATGATCAGGCGATCAGGGCGGCTTCGAAGATGGCGACGAAGTCGGTCGCCGTATCGCCGATGTCGCTGCTGGCCACGGCACCGATGTTGCTGCGGGCCTGCAATTGCTCCGGCGCGGTCAGGGTTTGTGCCGCATCGAAGCGCACCCGCTTGTCGATCGCCGCCGTCAGTGCCGCAATGCCGGTCTGGTCGTTCTGCAGGGCCTGCTGCAATTCGAGCAGGGTGTCGTAGGCCGCATCGGCACCGCCGAGAATCTGGGCGCGCAAATCATCCAGGAGCGTGACGATCTTGGAGGCCGAGAAGGTCGTGGTGGTACTGCCGGGAGCCAGATCATCGATGACGGCCACGGCGGCAATGGCAGCCTTGAGTTCGTTGATGGCGGCGACCAGGGTCGATTTGTCCGTGGTGGAGAGTGACGAGAGGTTGCCGATCTTCGAATAGACCGCCTTGAACTCGTCGGCGACACGGATGACCAGACTGTGGATTTGGGTTTGCAGGCTCATGATGCGATTTCCTTTGTGGTGGGTTTCAGGTCAGCCAGCGGCTGCGGATCAATTGACGCCCCGGTTTGCGGACGCCGGAAACAGCGAGGCCACCGCTATGGGTGGCCTCGATATCAGGTACATCGGGTGAATCAGGGGGATCGGCACTGGCGATCCCGAGTTGTTTTTCCAGTTCTCGCCAGTGGCGATCCTCGAAGCGATCGAGGCCAGAGGCGGCGGCAGCAGCCCGGGCATAGACGTAACAGTCGAGCGCTTCGTTACGCTCGCGCATCTTTTGCCACTCCCGGATCGCGAAGCCGTTCCGGTCACGTCGTGTCACCAACTGCTCTGCACACAGTTGCTGCAGGTACTCGGCATCGACCTTGGGCAGATGCACGAAGCCGGCCGGATAGCGAACCGTGACGCCGTCCTCGGCAACCTCCGGCGACTTGCGCAGGTTGTTGTAGAACTCCAGCTTGGCGATACCACCGGCTACCGAGAACACCTTGATACCCCGGCGCAGCTTCTTGCCGCCGGTGGTGGCATCCACCGCTGTCGGCGTGCCAACCAGGGCTGCGCCGCGCGCCACCCCTTTTACCGCCATCAGTCGTGAATCACGGACCTGGCGGACGAAGGCATAGGCTTCCTGTGTGGCGAAACCGGTATCGAGTGCCAGGCGCGACAGAGGCATCTGGCAGCCGGTCTCATGGGTCCAGGTCTCGCGCATAACAGCGGCCAGCGATTGCCAGACTTCGTTACGGGCTGTGTCACCCATCAGCACGCGATGCTCGACCAGCCAGGATTCCTTGCCGCGCCCGAAGGCCCAGACCGAGACTTCGATACGATCCTTCTGAACGTCAGCACCGGCAGTGAGCAGGAGTCCGCCGAACGGTACTGCCCCAATGCGATAGTCCTCGCGGCGTTCGAGCAAGCGCTGCCAGTCGGGCGCTTCGCCTTCCTCGACCCAGGTTTCCCCGAGTTCGGTGTTCTTGAAGGTCTTGATCTCGGCTGACGATCCCGACTCCTTGCTGATGGATCGCTCCCAGGCCAAGGCGATGTCGCGCCACGACCGCCAACCAATCGGGCTGTACAGCGACGACAGGTGAAACCCTGCCGTGCGGTTGTTCCCTTCGGCCATCGCGCGCCATTCGCCGTGCTCCAGCATCCAGGGTCTTGTGGTGCTCAGGAATCGGCACCTCGCAGGACTCACAGACGTAGGCGGCCGTCTCCGGGAAAGTGCCGGTTTCATTACGCTCCCAGCGAAGTTGCTCGAAGCGCAACCATTGCCGATGGCCGCAATGCGGGCACGGCACAAAGAAGCGCCGTTGGTCCGATGCCTCGTACTCCCGCTCGATGGTGCTGACGCCGGCAATCGTCGGCGTCGACACGATGAAAATCTTCCGTCGCGCAAAAGTCCGGGTGCGGGCCTCCGCCAGTGCCACGGCATTGCCCTCACCATCGACGTCGATGGGATAACCATCGACCTCGTCGAGGAAGAGATAGCGTACCGGCATCGAGCGCAGGCCGACCGCGCTGTTAGCACCTGTCATCACCAGCACGCCGCCCCGGAATTCTTTGGCCAGGATGGTATTGCCCGAGTCGCGACTCCGGGCTGGCGCGATCAATTCACGCAGGATCGACGATTCATCGATCAGCGGATCGATCCGCTGCTTGGAGTTGCGCTTGGCCATTTCCACGGTTGGCCAGACCGCCATCATCGGACCGGGGGCGTGATGAATCACGTAACCGATCCAGTTGCTGCCCATCTCGGTTGCACCCAACTGAGCCGCTTTCATGAACACCACGCGCTCGACCAGCGAGGTCGGCGACAGACAATCCATGATCTCCTTCAGGTACGGGGTGCGACTGGTGCGCCAGCGCCCCGGTTCCGAGGAGGCCTTCGAGGACAGCATGCGGTGCCGGTCTGACCATTCAGATACCGACAGCAACGGATCCGGGACGAGCCCCTCCCGCCAGGCACGTTCGATGTCGAGCGCGCCTTCGTACTCTTCCAGTTCCATCAATCCACCCGGGCGCGCAGTTCGCCGAGTTCGATCAGGTGATCGCGCACGGCAGATTCCAAGGCCACGTGCAGTTCGTGGGCGTCGATCTCCAGCTTGGCCGCCATCTGCGCGGAAATGCGTGCCGGCCAGTTGAGCCAGGCATCACGTTCAGTACGTGCCAGCCGGAAGACATGGGCGATTGCCTGTGAGCGGTCGACCAGATCGCCCTTGAGTTGGGCCAGGCGCACCTTGTTGGTCTGCGCCTTGACGACTTCATTGACCGTCCTGGCCTGCAGCAACGAGGTGCCGCCGGTCGAAAGTACGGGGGCAGTTGGTTCCGCTGGCTCCATCGTGCGTGTGCGCGGAGGCTCGGCAGCAGCAGGTACGGACTTGGGCGTCGCCGGTTTTCTGGCCGACACCGTGTTTTGTGCCCACTCCAGATCGGCCCGGTTCGGCTCGATCGTGCCATCTGCTTCGGGCGTGATGCGCCCGCTATCGATCGCCTTCTTGACTGCCACGTGAGAGACGCCGCGATGCCGGGCGTAGGCGCGTATCGACAGACCCATGATCTACATCAAGCCGATCGCAGATGTTCTCCAACGTTGCGATTCAGAGCTTGGCTTTCCTCCAGAACAGCGCGTTCATGCAATCACCATCACCACACACGAGGAGCAGAGCATGAGCAGCAAACAGACCATCGAGGCCAAAGTCATCGACACCAACCATCGGCTGCGCGGCTGGATGAACGTCGATGTCGAGTTTCACCAGAACCTGCCGGTCGAGGTCATCCACGACGGTAAGACCTACACCTACACGGGCAAGGACGGCGTCTGGATGTCCACCGGCCGCGAGACGCGCGAGATGGCCACGATCGAAGACGCCCGCCTTTGGATCACTCTCGACGGTCGCATCGTCCTCGAAGACTGAATATCACCCACCACCAGGAGACCACCATGACCACCCGCATCACACTCAGCACGACCCAGTACGACATCCTCGAACACGCCATCGACCAGACCAACGGCCAGATCGTCTGGTTTCCCGAGAATGTGAAGGGCGGTGCCCGGCACAAGGTCATCCAGGGCTTGTTCAACAAGGCCCTGATCACCCGCGACGGCCAGGACAACTACTTCGTCGCCGCCGAGGGTTACGACGCCCTTGGGCGCGACCGGCCAACGCCTGCGTCCCTTCACCCCGACCCCGAGGTCGAGGCCGCCGTGTCGGCCGCAGAAGCGAACTGGGCGCAAGAAAAACAGGTCGCCGCCCAGCGACTACTCAAAGTCGGCGTCGAGGGCAAGTCCCGAATGCGTGACAACAGCAAGCAGGCCACTGTGATCCAGATGCTGCAACGCCCCGAGGGCGCCACCATCAGCCAGATCTGTGCGGCCACTGGCTGGCAGGCCCATACGGTGCGCGGCACCTTTGCCGGGGCCTTCAAAAAGAAGCTCGGGCTCAACCTCACGTCGGACAAGGCCGACGGCGGGGAGCGCATCTACCGGATCATCTGATCCGCAAAACAATCAGGGCGGCCCGGTCACCCGGCACCGCCCTGGTTTACCCCATGGAGACGGGCTTATTTCTGTCTTACTTCTTGGCTTTTTTCTTCGGGGCGACGGCGGCCTTGAAGGCAGCGCCAGCCTTGAAGGTCGGAACCGTGGTGGCCGCGATCTTCAGCGCTTCACCGGTCTTCGGATTCTTGCCGGTACGGGCAGCGCGCTTCGATGCCTTGAAGGTGCCGAAACCAATCAGGGCCACGTCGTTGCCCTTGGCAACAGCGGCAGTGATGATCTCGACCAGAGCGTCGACAGACTTGCCGGCAGCGGCTTTGGAAACCTCGGTCTTGGCGGCCAGAGCTTCAATCAGTTCCGATTTGTTCATGTGGTGCTTACTCCCCTTGGTTGGAAAGCGGGGATTCTGCCACCAATTCATTCTTCATCAAAAAATTGCTTGGCTTCCTGATTGAACAGCGCGTTCATGCGTATGTCACATCAATCAACCGACCGGAGACCACCATGACCACCACCATACGCGCCCGTTTTACCCGCAAACCCTGCAGCCTCGATGAGGTGCTTCACAACACTGACCCGAGCGCACCGCCTGAGCCTATCGCGATCGAGTTCCACAAGGAACTGACTGCCGCCGAGTACGACGCCTTCGCCAGCACCCTGCTGGAGGAACGCGAATGGCTTACCGGACGCGGTGGCCATGCAAATGGTCAACGACAAGTCGTGGAGGTCAGCGCCCCCGGCCGCACCACCCTCTACGTCGATCCCTCCGGCGGCAGCTACGGACGCTACGTCGGGGTGGCGATTGACTCGCCGACATCGGGCAACGACCAGGCCAACGCGATCCGCTGGCTGCTCGACAATCGTCGGCCCGAGGTCAGCATCGACCAGGCACTGCGCAGCCTGCGCATCGCGTTGAGTGGCGACCGCCAGGCGATGACACTGCTTGACCAGATCGCCTCGGAAAATTGATTCAGATTCTTCGAGAAAACGCTTGGCTTCTCAATCAAACAGCGCGTTCATACGGGTGTCGCAACGATCAACCCAGGAGACCAAAATGATCACCCAGCAAACCATCCCCACCACCCAGAACGAAGCCT